AAATAGGCTTTTTCGTATGTTCAATACTGAGTGTTGCAAGCCTATAGCAAAAATTAACGAGGGCTTACACAGTACTATCTGAGATATATGACAGTGCTGTGGTGAAAGGAAGTAAGCCCCCTTTCATAACAGTGCTATCATATAACTCAGGTTTTTCTTTTCTTCGCTAAGTCTACCGAACAGGTAGCCTCCTAAGATAAAGGAGATAGGCAATAAAACAAAATCTGATTGTATGATATGCAGTCAGATTTATTTCTTTACACAAAACGGAAAATGAACCGATTGTGAATAATTTTATTAGTATCTATTTTTTTGCTCGCTCTCTCTCCTGTAGGGATGCATGCAATTGTTATTCCTGGTATTCTTTTCCTCTTGTGTGAGGATAAAAACAAAATACTTAAAAAATTAACAAAAACAAAAAAACAGAATAAAAATCTGATTTTATTCCGTGTTCGTAGGTAGATATGAAGCCGACTTTTATTCTCTGTAAAGATCGGATAGAGTACACAAAGGAGATGACAACAGAGGATAAAGCTCAACTCTTCGATGCTATACTCTACTATAATAACGATCAGCCTATTTGAGAACTTTCTTATGTAGTAAAAGTAGTGTTCTCTAAGATGAAAAATTTCTTTGACGAACAAAATCAGAAATATGAAGAAAAGATCGTCAAAAGAAATAAAGAAAATGGTGCAAAATGAGGTAGACCACCTAGCAAAAAACCTAAAAAACCCACTGGGTTAAAATGAAACCCAGACAAACCCAAAGAAACCCTTACTGATACTGATACTGATAATTCTCTCTCTAACGAGAGAGAAAATAACTCTAACGAGTTATTAGATAATAGTAATAACCCTTTATTCATTCTTAAATATAATACAGAGACTTGACAAATTGAAAAAATAGAAACAAATATTGTATTGTATGGAAAGATGGATTGAGATGTTGAGAAAGCATTAGCAATGATCAAAGGGAATAATGATTGAGCATTGGATTGAAGTATCAAATCCAACAGGAATGATACAAAAAATCTAGTTAAAAAAATTCAAAAACTCCCTACAGTTGAGGAATGAAAGATAAGCTGGGAAATGGTACTAGCTATGATTCTCTGAGTAATGAAGGACGATAAATATTACTGATCTAAGCTTTCCTCTCCGAAAGAAATCTATGATAACTTTGGGAAGCTTGTTACTCAGTCAAGAATAAAAATTAAAGAAATGCAGCAAAAACAGAGTAAAAAATCTGATTGAGTATTTTAATCGATATTCTCACAACGATGAACGAAATCAAAGTATACAAAAAACTCACTCATATTCTCCTCAAGGATGGTCGTGTGCTTACTTCAGAGAAGTCAGCTGAGGATATCTACAACTGGCTCAAGGATAATTCCCACATCATGATTGCAGGAGAGATGCATAGTAAGTACTCAATTCAGAGTGCCTTCCCCGTTGATCTTGATGAGCTAGAGGGGTTTATTCTTGCACAAAGTGCGGAGACTCAGACAAAAATCAGAAATAAAATCAGGCGACTCAAGGATGAACTCGGTAAAGAGATGACACTTGAGTACGCAAAAAACTATGTTAAAGAACATTGTTAATTAAATTTTTACCCTTTATCAACCAAAAAAATGACAACAGAAATGACAACTTTCAAAATTATGGGAATAAATGATATGCAAAACCGATACAATGATTTTGCAGAATTTAGTAAATCTATTCTCAAAGAGAAGCTTGATTATGGAGTAATTCCTTGAGTTTCTAAACCTTCGCTTTTCAAGCCATGAGCGGAGAAGCTCAGAGTAGCTTATGGACTCGGCGTTGAGATCACAAGGACTGGAGAAATTCTCAATCTTGAGGCTGACTTTTATGATGTAAACTACCTTGCAACAATCAAGGATAGAAACGGAAATATCATTGCTCAGTGTGAAGGATCAGCCAATACTCATGAGGATAAATACCGCTATGCTTGGGTTCCAGCAGATAAACCAGCAACCAAGGAAGAGGAAGAAAAGCTCAAACTACTTAAGCAAGGGAAGTGGTCAAAGCCTAATGGATCTTGGCAATGGATGCAAAAAGCAGAAGCAAGTAATAGAATCTCGCTTAAAAATACCATTCAGAAAATGGCACAGAAAAGAGCTTTTGTATGAGCGATATTGATGGCGACAGGAGCGAGTGAGTTCTTTACTCAAGATGTAGAAGATATGGGAATTGCTACTACTTCTGAAGTAATTGAAGTCAAAGAGGAGAAAAAAGAAGAAAAAAGTCAGACTTCTACCCCTGTTTCTAACGAAGATGTTAGACCAGAAACTACAAAGCCTCGATTCAATGAACCAGAATTGAAAGAGCTCTCAGAGAAACGTCTGTTTGTTTCTTCATTTACAACAGCTCAAGATCTATTGGATTCCATCAAAAAAGATTACATGGTATCTCGTGTAATGACTGAGAAGCTTTGTGAACTTTGGGAATCCTGCTTAGGAGAACAAGGGGAAACAGAACCAGAAGATTTTGGTAGAGATGCTAATGATTTGCCCTTTTAGTGTCGTGCAGGCAAAAGTAGATCGCTTGTGCGAGAAATTAAGGAATCCACCTCCTCCAGATATGTCTAAAATAAAAAAGATGTATCCATGGAGGAAGTGGAATGGAAAGACGAGAAGATGGGAAAAGATTTGGAAACCTTACCCACCTCGTGATCCCTACAAGGCACGACAAGATTAAATCAGTTTTATTAACTATTTTATACTATGGTCAAAGAACAAAAAAAGATTCAGAATTCTGAATATGATACCGAAGTACTCAAGCTCATGATGGACTGGTTTGATTCAGTCCAAGAGCATCACCAAGGGACTACAATGTTTCTGGTTAACCGACTCAAAGTCCTAAGTGCCTGAAATAATGCACTGCATGGTGGGTTGATGATTATGATTGGGATGGTATTTTATCTATCATTCAGATTTGCTCTCCTAGAAGGCGACCTCTGAATAGCTCAATATTATGCCATAGCTACCATAATTACAATACCCTATGGAGCACTTCAGTTCTACAGAGCAGGCAAAGACCTCAGAAAAGCTGAGGATGAATATTTATCCTTTAAGAAATCTACTGATGAAAACTAACGAGATCATAAACCAAATTACTAGTCTAGAACTAGATATTGCAAACCTTGATAAGCCTGAATTCAGAGAACTCCACGGACTCTCTGAAGAAGATGTAAAAAACATCAAGGAAGAATTAACTAAGCAAGTTGCAGAAAATAAAGCTGCAGCTGAAGAAAAAATAAACTTTGTCTTAGGACAAAGAAGAAAAAAGCAGTGATATATCGCAGCAAATAACGAGGAAATCGCAGCTCTCCAGCAGAGCAACGAATCCCATCAAGCCGAAATCAGAAAGCTAGATGCTTATCTGATGTATATTCTCTCCGCTCTAGGATCAGATTCCAAGCACAAGGTATCAGTGCAAAACGGAGTAATCTATCTGGGAACTAAGAGGGCAAAAACAGTAATTGATGAGGACAAGCTTCCTCACGAAATGTTCAGACTTAAAAACTTTGCTCTTACTCTAGACCCTGTTGCAGATCAGGAGAAGCTCAAGGGAATCGTAAGCGAGAATATTACGGCTTCCGTAGTAATCAATGTGGCTTCTCTCTCACAAGAAGAAGAGAAAAAACTGATTGAAGCTGGGGTATCTGAAGACATCCTTGCGGACAAAAAGGAAACAAGAACACAAGCTGATATTAAAGACTGGTATGATGCATTAGATAAGAAAGAAAAAGAGAGATACGAAGGCGTCATCAAAGTGATTGATAACGAAAAGGAACTGAAGATTAACTAGTTTTATCTTATTCTATGTTTCGATGAACGCTAAATCAATCAATGCCCTAGTGACCAGTATCTTTCTGCTGGTCCTTGGGTTTGCTGTTCTGGTGTGACAGAATATAAAACCAGAACAAAAATCTGACTCCCAAGAGCAGGTAAACTCAGGTTATATAACCCTGAATAGTTGAGAAACGATCACTATTGAGGAGGAGCCGAGTATTTGGCACTCTGGGTTTTTATCTAGAGATTATAGGCAGGGAATAGTCCAAGAAGCCTACCAGATCGGAGGGTTGGATTTTGTCTCACTAATCGAGTGCGAGAATGGTCAGTGGCTCACTGGAGCTGTTGGAGATTATGGTAGAAGTCATTGACTTTGTATGCTGGACACTAGGCGACATAAAGAGCCACTCTCTCCTGATTGGAACGACTGGAGGAATCAGCTTTCTGTCTGCTATTCTAAATTGAAGTGAGGGACTAAGTTCTACTGACCTCAGAGACTGATCTGAGGGAAGAAATGCTGAGAAGTGGTGAAGAAGAGATTTTATTTTTTATAGATTTCCAATGATAAACTTAAAACTTGATGCAGAAAATAAGATATATAAATGCGATTTAGATGAAGCAACAGATGATGATTATAAAAAATTAACAGAATTCTTGGCATCATTCTTAGTTGAATTTTCTGTTGCGATATGACAAGACGACGCATTAGAAATGTATGATCTTCTGATTAAAAAAATTAAAGAAGAAGGAGCAATTAAGCTCCAAAAAAAATGATTATTAGATGAAAACAGTTTTAGATTATCTGACTTAATTTAGTATGCAACAAACCAAAACAACTGCCGAGATCAAAAAATTCGGCTATGAGATAGGAGATGCCTACACAGTAGTTATCTCATTGGACGAGAAACTGAAAGGGCTCTCTATGATCTATGAGCTTTCCATCCACCCACCGAGAGAGGAAGATCAGCTGATTAAGGACGACTCATACGAGAGATTCAGCTTTAGGGGTTTTGTTATCCGCTCATCAGGCTTCAATGAAATTAAATTCAAGATCGACTGAGAGGCAACCAAAAAACTCGTAGATCTCAAAGCTCTCTGAATAGAGAAGGTTGGGATTACTTTATCTGTAGTAGAATAGGGATGGCAGGAGGAGATCATAATGTAAAGCATCCTGATCTGGTTCATTGGTATCGTTCCTATGAGTGAGCAAAGTGTTCTTATTCAGTCTTTTTTGGGCGTGTAGTGAGATACTGATACCCTAAAGAAAAGGCTATAAGTCCAATTACCTTACTGAGGAATAACAACAAGACAGAAGTAAGGGAGAACGGGAGAATCTGCACAGTTTGTGGAGTCTTTAAGCTCCGAGATGAGTTCTCTAGGACAAAAGCAACAACTACAGGAAGAACCTCAAATTGCAAAGCTTGTAGGAATGAGATGAAAAAATCTTACAGAGAAAAGAACTGATACGCTAAAGACAAAGAATACAAGCAAAGAACTAGAAAGCTGGAAATCTGAAGCTATATCGCATTCCTGAATCCAGTGTATATTGACTGAGCTCCTAGAGAGAATGTTTGGGAAGTCGTAGGTTATCAACTCAAAAAAGGATATCAGCTGAAGAGTGTGCATACAGGAGCATGCAGAACCCTTGATACCAACGATAACCGCAAAGTAAGTCAGAATTGTTTGCCTTATTATCGTGTCGATGCTCCAATTCAGCTCGTAGACAATAGCAAGCCAACATTGCTTGCACAAAAAAACGTTTATGAACTATATTAATCAGACTTTTCTCCCTTTTTAAAGGGAGATATCGAGGAAGCTCAGTAGAGATATTGATATAATTGATTTTGTTACTACTACCCATAGAAAGTGACTACTGCTTATAGGTGCAATACCTATCTTCCTTGCTTATTTTAATATCTATAAATTATAAAACATGGAAACAATACTGACGGCATGTGTTATGATGAATGGGAAGATCCCGCTATTTTGCAAGAGACATTGAGATTGAATCTTTGTTGCTGGGAAAATTTACTGAACATATATTTGCAGGGAGCGACAATGATTTTGGACTAATGATTGTAGATTTCTGAATAGAAAAGAAGCAATGGATTTAGCAAAAAAGAACGGTCAACTAATAAAAATTGACAAGAGCTGAAATCTAATAGACTATTCAGACAGAGAAGAGTTGCACTCAGAAGACTTACGATAGAGAAACTAGATTTTTAATTTTATTTAAATTGTAATGGAGAATACAGAACTACTACAAGCAATCTATGCGAGATATGTCAGAGGTATTGGCTGAGAAAGAGATGTAGCTGAAAAAATTCTTAGAAAGAAACTTGCAACTCTGTGATTAACATTAGAGGAATATGAAGAAAGATTTTGAGAGAATAAAATTGAATACTTTTGGTTGAAGCTCCCTAAAGCACCAAAAGAGATGAAAAGAGTTATTTTCTGTTATGCGATGTCTCAGATTTGCACCACTGAAGATGAGTTTTGGGAGATTGTCGATTTTTGGAGGGCAAAAGAAGTAAGGCTAAAAACAACAGAAATCAACTTTTTAGAAGTGCAAAACATTGTATCTATTCTCTGACAAGCATTCCAAAAAGAACAAAGGAAGCAGAACAAAGCTCTGATTATTGCATTCGCTGAAGCGAATGATCTTCATTGGGAATTTAAACCCAACAAGGAAGAGAAGAAATCAAAAAGAAAAGGTAAAGCTTTAACCGAAGAAGAGATTCAAGCCATTATAGCAATGGCTAGCTGAATTAAAAAAACAGAAATTAGAAAGTCGTTAGAGTGTAAATAGTCAAAATTTTAACCTTTATACTTAAATAAGATGAAAATCAGATTCAGAAAATTCACGGACAACGCAATTTGTCCGAAAAAGCAGAGAGTATGAGATGCTTGTTTCGATCTCTACTCTGCAGAAAGTCTTACAATTGCTCCAGGTAAGACTGCGATCATTCTGACCTGAATCGGTCACGAACTCCCTGAGGGCTTCTTCGGTAAGATCTACTGAAGAAGTGGGCTTGCTAAGAGTGGGATCATCTCTGTAGGTTGAGTCATTGATGAGAACTACAGAGGAATCATTGGAGTTTGATTATTGAACACTTCTGATACTCCTTATGAGGTCAAGGCTTGAGACCGTATCGCTCAGTATGCAATCCATAAAGTTGAATACTGCGAACGGGAGGAGGTTGAGGAACTATCAGAGACTAACAGAGGAGAAAACGGATTTGGTAGTAGTGGAAAATAGTTTTTATTTATCATATCAAAGATGGAACTCGATGCAAAAAGGAGATCGGAAACCTGAGCATTTTATACCCCCAAAATACGAGCACATAAAGCTATCGAATATCTGTGTAATGAGCTTTGAGATTTGCGTGATTATATCTTTTATGATCCAGCTTGCGGAGAAGGGGCTTTGCTCGAAGCTTTATCTCCACGAGTAGAAAAAATTTGAACTACCCTTGAACCTGAAGATGTAAAAATTTGTACGGAGAAAGGATTTTGTGTAGATCGTTTAGACTTTCTTGCTCCTGAAGCTGAAGAGTTTTGTGAGTATCTTTGGTGGCTCTCTTATGCGAGCAATAAGCCAATCGTAGTCTTTACCAATCCTCCTTACTTCAAACTCAAAGCAGATCAGTATCCAGAGATAAGACAAAAATACTGATCTAATGATAGTGTTGAACTCTTTTATCGTAGGATTATGGAACACCTTCGCCCAGCTTGGCTTTGCGGATTTAATAAATGCGACCTTCGACAAGCTTCATCAATGAAAACCTTTAGAGAAGCACTCTCCTATTACGGAAAACTTGAGAAAATCTTTATCACACCATCTATGAGCCGACCGTGACTAAAAGGGAGATTCCCTATCGCATTCAATCTTATACAATCCAACCGACGAAAAACCAAACAAGAAAGAAAACTTAAATCATAAATCAGATTTTTATTTATTATACAAAAATGTCTTACAGAATACGGCTTAACAATCCAAAATGACACATAGAGCTTTGGAACGAAATTCCCATAGAGCAGTTCAGGATTGTAAAATGAACTGAGAATAATGAATATCCACAGTACATTGTGGACAAGCAAGCAATGAAAACAATTATAGTATTTTATCAACAGAAACTAAAAGAAATCTGAAATAAAATATTTGAAAGTGGGAAAGTTTGACCTGCGACTATTTGTTGCATCAAAGAATATTTCCATTCTTTGAATGATAATCAAATGTTAAATGACAGTGACTCTTTTTTACTTCAATACTTTCTTCTTGTTGATATATACAAATCCACAAATCGAAGAAAGAAAAAATATCGAATAACTCATTGATAAAAACCAGGCTTTTATTTCTTTTTATTATAACAGATATGATGAATTTAACTTTTTGATGATTGAAGATTGATATTAGTTCAACCTGAATAGCAGAACTTTATGTAGACTGAATATGAGGCGGATGGAGTTGAGGTTCAAGGGATATATTTGAAAACAGTGAAATACTAGAAAGGATATGAATTGAGAAGAATCTATTGTTTGACAATACTATTGTAGCGTATAAAGCTATTGAGGATATAATGGATAAGATAGCTGAAGAGTGGGATACTTGACCTGATTCTATTGGTAGAACAATTAGAGAAGCTTATGAAGAATACTGAGAATATATGTATGTACAATTTTGTTAATCAGACTTTTATTTCTTTTTATATAAAACAATGCAAGAACTAGAAAAACTCCTTAACTCTATGATTAAGAAGTGATGGAAACCTTGGGGCAAAGAATATACAGCAATCGATGTCATACAAGACGGAAGGGAAGAATGTTTAATGTTTTGGGATGCACCAAAGAGGCAAATGCAAGCATATACTTTTCGTTCTCTCGTAAGTATCGAAAGCGAGCTTTGGCAATTTGTGTGCCAAAACAAACTCCTCTCAGAGGAAGTAGATCTTCAAGACTACATTGAGGATAGCTACTGATTCAGGAGATGTCCATTCGATACAAATTGAATGTATCGAATCATGCAGTCCGCTCTTTATTCTGAGAAGGAGCTGGCGAAGTTTTTAGTTGATAATATAAAAGTGGAATGCAAAAAAGAGTAATTCTGATCTTTTCTATGGTTGGTATTTTATTCCTCGCTTGATGTGAGGAGTCCCCTAAGTATGAATACAGTATTGATTATATCTGATTAAATTGAACTACGGGAACTATCACCTGCGAATCATATTATCCTCCACATATTAGAGAAAGAGATTCATCACTGGATTGACGACAAAGAGGATCACTAATATGTTGATGAGGGCCTGTTGCTCTAAATATTCAATCTATTAGCTACAAAAAAACAGAATAAAAAATCTGATTTATTTTACTTTTAAGAGAATGAACCTAAGTATAGAACAAGCAATCAATATCGCTCTAGAAAGAGTAGATTACCGACACTGAGTAAGAAATAAACTCTTTGCTCCTCCTCTTTGCATGCTCACAGCACACGATCTGCTAGAAAAGGCGATGCGGTATGTAGGGGTTGCTTTCCCTAAAGAGATGGTAGAAAAAACTCCAAAACCAAAAAAGGGGAAGACTTACTATCGGAGGGTAAAGAAACCTGAGGAATATGATGAAGATGATGAGCGGTTCAGGGAAAGCGAATTAAGGAAAATGCTTGATTATTATCTCAAACCGCTTGCGGAAACCAAACAAGGAAACTCCTGCTAAAATGCAGGAGTTTTTTACATATCTTTCCAGTTTCACCAAATTCAAATTCTCTTTCTTTCGTTTTCGGTGATCCCAGGTATTGCGTCAATATTTTCAAGAATCCTATAACAAAATGTCTTTAATTCCATAGCACTCTCATCTCAAAACATACATGTGTACAAATGAATAAGAAGCTGAATATAGGAACGAGTTGTATTTAATTTTGTTGAAATTCAAGGAAGTTTTATTTTAGGAAGCTCTCTAACACTTCGTGTCATTTCGGAATGAGCAATTCTATTTCTCATAGTTGTTAGCCCCTTCAGCCAATTTTTCAAGATTTCTTTTTTATCTCCATCTGAGATATTTTTTCATTCTTCAATTTTTAAATTTTCATAGAAATAATTAAGTATTTTGTGTGGAAGATATCTAAAAAGTTTTGTAAATGACCCAAAAGAAGAAACTTCTACTAAATGCCAGATAGTTGCATACTTTTCATCATAATGTTCAAAGAAGTTTGTTAAAATGGGAGATCCTTTATTTTCTTCTTGTATTCTATCAATTAGTTCAATTCGATCTTTCCGATTTTTATGGGTTATTGTTTCTTTATTGAGGTGACAAAAGGGGTCTTTGTGAATTTGCCCCATTGTATAAACGAAAGTAGATTTTAAGAATACTTCAATTCTTAACAAAACATTAAGGAGATGGTATTGTAATGTTCTATCTTGAGCATAAAGATTTATAATATCAATATCTCTGACATTTTTAGATTCCGTAATATCGTTTCAGTCTTTTGCTTGGCAAAAGCACTTTACATACGAAGAAATATGATAGTATCAATGCTGCAAAAGAAATGTCTTAAAAGAATCTCTACTTTCATCTGAAATAAGAAAACCTTTGCTTTCGATTCTTTCAATCTGTTGGTCTAAAGTTAATACAGGTTTAGTATACTTATCTCGCATCTTTTTGATATAAAAAATGAAAAAAGGAGAGCCCAATTAGAGGAAATATTTTGTATTCCCTCTGCCTCTCCACTGCCCCTTCAGTATATAGATTTTTTTAAAAAAAGCAAGTATTTTTCAAGAAAAGTTCTCCAGGATCCAATCCTGTGTATTTTAATTGTCAAAAATAAATTGACAGAATTAGGTTCAAAATTTTCCTAAAAAATAATCCTCTTGCAATCCACTCCATAATCTGTATACTAACACTGTACAGGTATACCCTCTCGATTGAGAGGGCTTTTTTTATTCCAAAAAACACATACAACACTATAAAAATTGAATAAGTCTAATTAAGAACTAAACAAACTCAAGAAAGACTTGCAAAGAATACTAACATAGATAAGCTACTAGTGTTGTTATTTATATCCTACTACTTACCTATGAATACTCAAATCGAAGCAATTGCAAAAGCTTATGGAATTGAAACCCTCGAAACTCAAATGTCTGATACACAAGACTTCCATGATATTGCCGTTTGGAATCTTAAAGCGATGCTTGAAGAAGCTTACAAGAAAGGACTT